GGGCGGGGTTCCTGGTAATCCGAAAGGATAAGTTGCCACACGACTAACGCCCCCACTCCGGCTTCGAAGTGGTGTCGTGCGGGAGTTTCACACTTGGGTAATAGCTTGGGGCATACCCTCCCCTGTAGTTCCCACCATCAACTATTCCATAGACCCCAAGCATGGCGCACGTCGGGCTAGCCTTGGAGAGGGGAACGCCTCTGACGGCAAGACAATGACATTTCGTCGTTCAATCTATCCATGGAATGTTGGAGCGTGGGCAAGCCGCTTCTCCAAATGTGGGGTGTCTAGTTGGTTATGTCATAATGGCACTCAACAACTAGACCCCCTACCGAAAGCTCGGGTGACTTGGCCATACGGCGTGACCTCACCTACCAATTATGGTAATCATTCTCGACTACGCGGGTGCGACCTACCCGTTGATTGGAGTTCGGATCTATGTTCCCAAACCTATCCAACCAGTCTGCGCTGGCCCCCCCTCTCACCCAGCCAGCAAGAGGAGGGGCCGACTAACTTAACCTAACTGTATTCCCTAAGTTAGGCCCATCCGTCAACCACGGGAAACTCACTCGAGAATTTGTGGACTTGCTCGATGTGTGGTACGGAGCTCATATTCCAGTTGCGTATTTTGCTTTCGAGTGCTGCTTGGGTGTCTGGGAGGATTCCGAAGGCCTTATAGAAGGAGCTTCGTGCCGTGACCTCGTCGTAAGGGATCGTGCCTACATTGTTGGTAAGCTGTTTAAACCCCAAATCAACTCCCGTGCGCCTCCACCATTTGGTTTCATCTTTGTTTGATGTGGAGCTGAGCGCACTATAAAACTCACCAAGCACTGGAACTTGAGAGAAACTAGAAGACCCACATGCTCCTATAGCTCTGAGCATGTATTTCCATCCCTCTGATCTTTCTATATTGAGGAAGGACGCAACGTCTTTGGACATAGACTGCATTGGGTATCGGCACATTATGGGCTCACCTGGTGATAGGAAGATCGGTCTGGTTTGGCAAAAATCTATTCTCTCGAATTCCCAGACAGGATCCTCTACTTTCACGCGAAAACCAAATCGCGCGAATGTGGGACTAAGCTCCTTGACCAGGTTGTCGAGTTGGTTTGTCTCGACCATCAACACCTGGTCATCTCCATCATTGGCTACTTCAATGTGTATGCCTTTCAGTCCTTCACAAATCACCCTTGTGATTGCCAGCATGATGCTCACGTTTCCTAAGGAGGTATCACTATCCCCTGAGCATCTGCCTCCCACTTTTTCGTAGTGGAATGTGCCTTCCTTGAACGTTGCGAATCCGGTGGTCTTATGTCTGTTTCTGAGGATTTCCTTGAGCTCGGACCTGTCGATGCCAGTAAAGGCAGACAAGTAGATTTGGTCCGTAAATTTGAGTGCATCAACCGACACGTGCAGGTCAAACCGTGAAGCGTCTAAGCAGACAGCAACCGGCGAGTCAAAACTCTGCCATTTCTCCAGTAGGGCTCGTGCCCTAGTTCTATAGTTCATTCCTTTCAAACAAACTGGAGTGTTGGTGACGGTGAAACTCGAGAAGCTCTTGGTCCATTCACTGTACAGACGTTTCTCTATGGCTCTAACGTAACGCCCGAATCTCGTTACGAATCTTGGAGTCCGTGGTTGGATGATGCGGGGATCGCACGATTCGTCTACCAGTTTGTCCTTCTCTTTCTTTATGAAGGCCTTGACGATCATGTCTTTTCGTGCATCCCATGGTTTAGTCTTGAAGCTCTCTATCGCCTTAGCATAGATGGTTCTTTTGCGACCCACATAGCACGCCAGAAATTCATCTGGGCTCAACGGGGTGGTCAGACACCTATTGCCTAGGGATGTGGCTAATCCTCTGAGACTTTTCCACGCGCCTGGTGATGGTTCTAATACAGGTCCACCCTTGTAAGTGAGCACCCTGTTTACCAAGCCTCGCATCAAATTATTCCTAGAGTTAGTATAAAATACTATGTCGTAATCCGAACTAACCGGACCGACTACTCTCCTAATGTTAGTGTCTGTTAGTGGGCGGGAGTCTCCCAGGTTGGTGGCGTCCAGGCCGGGTACATCTGTGCATACTGCTTCGTGTGTGAACCCGCGCGCCAACTCAAGGCCCCCCTATTTGCGGTATTGCACCAGCCAGTTGTGAATGCGATTCACAACTGAGCTGGCGCGTTCCACCTCTTCAGCGTCTCCGGGGTAGGGGGTCATAACCTCCCTAACCACCCTGGAAACCAGGTGGGCGTACGATGTCGTACGTATGTTGTGTGATGCACAGAACTTGCTTATCATGTGCCTTATCACAGCTTCGTTGGCCGCAGTTATAGTGGGGGTCCCCATCTGGGACTTTATTTCGGCCCTCAACACCCTTATGAATTGGCCTGTTTTGTTAGGCCGCAATCTAGTTTTCCTCTTGGCAAGAGGATCGGTGGAGGGTTGGGCGTTTATTTTGGCAGCTTCTCTAACCCTTTCTGTGATTTCGCCCGGGTTTAGAGCTGCTTCCATCGCTGCCTCTTTAGCGATCTTCGTAAGTGCTAGGCACGTTACGGCATCCTCTTCGGCCTCCAGCACGTCTTCTATACAGTCCGTGGGCCGCGGGGTAGTGTTCTCCCTACTAAATTCTAATCTATTTATGCATACCTTCCGGTATGCGTACAATCCTAATCCTGCGGCCACTACGAGGCCGCAGGTCGCTGGCACTTTGGCCGCGTCTATTAATCTAGAACTTAATTTAGGCAGTAATCCAACTAACTTGGATACTGCTGGCTGGGTTTCCACTAGCGACTCAATGTTGAGATTCGTCATGTTCGCTAGTGAATGCTAAATCCC